CGAACTTGCGCCATATTTTCTGACGCCGGACGGCATCGAACATTGGTACAAGAGCGGCAACGACAACTGGGGCATAAACGCCTACGGCCTCTATGGCACTGGCGGCTTGCCGGAACACAAACGACGCGGCACCAATGTTCCTGGAACGGAGGTTGACGCGAAAATCTTGATGTACGGCGACCCCGAATTTGGTGCGCTCCTGTACTACCGGAAATGGGGTGGAGGCTATGAAGAGAACTATTGCTCGCGAGGCGATCTGAGCCGCCCGCGCGAATGGATTCGCACATTGTAAGGCGACCTCTGCCCTGTCGGCCTCTACATCCCGTTCGCCCAGGCATGGCTGGCGGTCAAGGAATTCATGGAGACGGAAGGCGAGTTGCCGAAGTCGATCCCGTGGGTTGCCGCAAGCGACCTCCCGCCCGACACCTTCCCCGTGCCCCACGCCGACGTGCCGGTGACCGAGACCCACGGTTATCCTTGGGAAAAGAAGCCCCGCTAGCCGTCTCGCTGCTTATTGGCTCCACGCGCCAGCAAGGACACACCTCATTCATGCCCACCTTCCTCTCCGCTTTGGCGCGGCTGGCCGGCGCGCGTCCGCCCGCTGCCCCGCCCGAAGCCAAGCGCTCAGCCGCCGCGCCGCTGATTGCCCTGCAATATCAACGGCAACCCGTCTGGTCGCCGCGCGACTATGGCAGTTTTGCCCGCGAGGGCTTCGCCCAGAACCCGGTGGTCTACCGCTGCGTGCGGATGATCGCGGAATCCGCCGCCGCCGTGCCGCTCGACCTGTTCGAGGGCGGCATGGAGCACGAGGACCATCCGCTGCTGGACCTGCTGCGCGCCCCCAACCCCACCCAGACCGCGCCGGACCTGCTCGAATCCTGGTACGGTTTTCTGCTGGTGGCGGGCAATTCCTACATGGAGGCCGTGGGCACCGGCGCGGACATCCGTGAGCTGTATGTGCTGCGGCCCGACCGCATGACCATCGTGCCCGGCGCCGACGGCTGGCCGCTGAGCTACGACTACACCGTCAGCGGCCAGACCGTCAGCTACAGCGGCGAGGCCGCGCCGGGCGTGCGGAAGGTCCTGCATCTCGGCCTGTTCCATCCGTCCAACGACTATTACGGCCTGTCGCCCATCGAGGCCGCGGCCACCGCCATCGACATCCACAACGCGGCAAGCGCCTGGAACAAGGGCATGCTCGACAATTCGGCGCTGCCCTCGGGCGCGCTGGTCTACAATGCCGGCGGCGGTCAACTCACATCCGATCAATACGAGCGGCTCAAGGCCGAACTCGAAGCCGGCTTCCAGGGCGCGCGCAATGCCGGCCGCCCGATGCTGCTGGAGGGCGGGCTCGACTGGCGCGCCATGTCGATGACGCCGAAAGACATGGATTTCATCGAGTCGAAACGCCAGGCCGCCCGCGACATCGCCCTGGCGCTCGGCGTGCCGCCCATGCTGCTCGGCATCCCCGGCGACAACACGCACGCCAACTATGCCGAGGCGCACCGCAGCTTCTGGCGGCACACGGTGCTGCCGCTGGTCGGCCGCTCGGCCAAGGCGCTGTCAGGCTGGCTGGGTCCCGCCTACGGCGGCGGCCTGGAGCTGCGCCCCGATCTCGATGGCATCGAGGCGCTGTCCTCCGAGCGCGACGACCTGTGGAAGCGCATCGGCGGCGCGTCGTTCCTGACGGACGCGGAGAAACGCGCGGCGGTGGGGTATGCGGATGAGATGGAGGATGCAGGAGAGGCGGAGGGGAAGTTCAGCCATGAGCAACCCCGCGTTCCGGCAGGTTCGTCGGAAGGCGGACGGTGGACAAGCGATGGTGGAGCGGGCGGCTTTTCGGGGCCTGCTTCCGCGACAAACCAACCGCGCGTTCAAGTTGCTGAACTCCTGCCCAATCCGGCAGAAGCCAATCGTGTGCTCTCAGACGCCCAGCCAACTGTTTGGCTGCCTGCAAAGGCAGGAGGGCCGCCCGCACAACTTGCCCAGGATGTCCCCGATGCTGGCCTTCCCAATGAGCCGACAGCAGAGGAGGCCTACCGGCGTCTGCTCGACAAAGTTGCGACCTCCCGCGATAGTGGCCAGGTCCTGACGGCTCAGGACATAACCCGGGTCAACGTGGCGTTGACTGCAGAAGACTATGTTGGTTCAACTCGATGGAGTTTAGACTCTCACGATCCAAGAGTGCTGGCTATGGGGTTTCTCCCTGGCACGAACAAATGCAACGTGTTTGTCGCACAGGTGCTGGATTGGAATAGCGCTGGTCCGGGGTATCCCAATGCTGGCACCTACATAATGCGGCCTCCCAGGCCCGATCAATGGGCGGATCGCAACTACGCGATCCCCGGGTGGGTTGCCTTGCCACCTGGTCAACTTCCTGAGCCCGGAGATGTGGCTGCCCAAGCTGCGCACTTCCTCAATGCAAGTGGCCATGCGATGATCGTAGGTACCGGAAATACCCTGGTTGGCACGGTGGATGGCCGTGATGTAAGTCCCCAGGGCGTGGTAGCAAGGGTACCAATGAAGCAATACATAGTTCCGCCTCAAGTGGCGGATGGACAGATCGTATTTAGAAGGTTCGTCGGCAAATAGAATGAACCTGGATCCCGGATTCATACCTATGTCTCGACGGCTGTTCGCCGCAATTGTGCCCGCATTGGTGATGGCCAATTTGGCGCAGTTTGGCCAAGGCAGCGAGGAAGCTGGTGGCTTGGTGACAGGTCCGCTGCTTCATTTGTTTGACATGGGGTCAGAAGTCCTGTTGGCCTCATTGGTCATTTCAGTATGGGCATCGCGTGCGGCGGCTCCTGTTTGCATTCTTGGAGCCGTGCTGTGCCTGCCAGCATACAGCTACAAGTGGGCGCCCGGAGTTTTCAGATCGCTTTTCCCCGGTACTTACGCCCTTGTCGATCATGAGTGGTTCGCGTTATCTACAGTGGATATAATCGGGTCGCTAACGCTGATCTGGACCATGTTTGCGGCCTCGGATACGATTCGGGCCGGTTCAAATACCGTTGTTTCGGTCTCGTCGCGAGTTTCAGATTGGCTATTGCCGCAGAGCAAGATCACGGACAGATCACGCCGGCTGTTCGCCTCGACCGCTCCCGCAGTGGTCGCCACTCAGGTGGTCTTGATGTCAGCGCTTTCATCCAACGACACAAGCGAATGGGGCAAAGATCAATTACTTGCCGCGCACCGCGATGGAGCCCTCCTCTTGTTGATGTCCCTGCTTCTATCGGTATGGAAGCCTCGCACAGCATCGTTGTTGTGCATTCTTGGTTCGAGTCTTTGCTTGCCAATGTTTATCTACCTGCTGACATCGGGCCTCTATGGATGGGTTTTTCTGACAAACTCAAAAACTCCAGCGCACCACTTTCTAGGCTTGGACCCAATCGGTGTAGCCGGCTTGGTCGTGTTGCTGATGACCGTGAGAAGTGCACTCGAAATTATTCTAAGAACCCAGAATTCAACTGTTGATTAGATAAAGTTGTCGTGAGTTCGTATTGCTCCAGACGAATGTTAACTGGCTGCCCTTACTCCAAAGGTTAGCCAGACCCAGGACGCGGGAGCTACGCCATCGCCGCTGACCGTCCACTGAGCGATTTGGGTCAATGTTTTGGCCGAGCGTCCGCATCGGCGGCGCCACGTTCCTCACGGATGCCGAGAAACGCGCTGCGGTGGGGTATGCGGATGAAGTGGAGGATGCGGGGGAGACGGAGGGGTAGTTCAATCCGGCGCTACCGTGGATGCCGGGAGGGCAGCAGGGAGGCGGTGGCGTTGTCAGTCCGGATGCCAAGATTTCAAGTCTTGGTCTAACGCAGATGACGCCTTTGCCTCCCTTTCCGATAACGGGGATTTACGCACCCAGTCCAGGTTCTCCGTATCAATTCTTTGAGTTGGACGCGATTCCGAAGTGATCGGCTTGGTTTCCCTTGGCTATTGGTCTAAAGTCTCACCAAGGTTGGATGGATTGCCGGGATCGCCATGGCTGAACGGGACATTGATGGGGAGGGGTTGTCGGTCCACGTGATGAGAGCACTGGGGACTAATCTCATATCCAGTGCGGTAGCCATCAAGTTCGCTGAATTGTTGCTTAGTGATCGCTATGGCAAAGCTGAGTTGATGCGGCAACTGCCCTTGCAAGCAACGCTTCTTGATGATCGATGGATCATAATCGGGTGCGAACAGCAGTACTCCGGTCAGAGAGGCCGCGATGGAAATCTGGGCTATGGCCGTGTCCGAATTTGCATCTCACAGATTGATGGACGTGTTATTGACTTCACGTTTGTTGAGGCATTTCCAAGTTCTGCTTCACAAGGCAGTTATACCGCATCAAACCGCATCCCACCCGCATGACCAAACACGCCCGCCGCAATCGCAATATTGGAAAACGCAAGGCCGCTGGCAGGCCGGGCGGGATACCCGAGGCTTTGAAGCAGTTGTGCATGGGTCTCGACCCCGAACTGCTGCACTATGACAAGGTGGGCCTGGACCTACCCAGCCTCGCCGCTCATGCCGTGCGCCATGTCCGGTCGGAGGGTGTGGCTGAAATCCGTGGCGTGCTTGCCGGACTGCTTGGCGCCGGCTGGTCCGCTGACGACATTTACGCCTGGTGGCTGTCCACTGGCTCAAGACTTCGCCTCGCGCCAAAGGGTAGTATCGTCATTTTACTGACGGAAATTCACCGGCGGCTCGTGCCCCGGCCCGCCAAGCCGAATCCAGGGCGCGGGAGCTACCGCCATCGCCGCTGACCGTCCGCGCGCTGGTAAGACCTGGCCGCCACCGATGAGCGAGCTGCTGCCATTTGTCTGCGATGCCATTGACACGCAGGACCTTGACCTGGAGATGCCGCCGCACCGATCGCTAGCGCAATTCGCCGCCAGCCGTCTGCATCCGAGCCTGAAGGTCAAAGCCGTCCGCACGCTCGACAGGCTGCTCGACGGCCGGCTGTCCGATGCCGAACTGAAGGGCTGGATGAACCGCTCGTTGCATGATGTTGGCATCCGCAACGCCAAGAGTGCGGGCAAGTTCCTCCGTGAGCTGCGCCAGTGCCTCGCTGATCCGCCGCCGCGTTAGCCACGACTATCTCCGGAATATCCGAACCGCCCCAAACATGGTCCCCCTCCATGACCGCTCCCGCCTTGCCGTTCGAGCTGAAACGCACCGGGCTCGCCCTCACTTCGCTCGATGCCGAGGGCACATTCGAGGGCTATGCGTCCCTCTTCAACGCCGAGGATCTGGCGCGCGACATCATCGCCCCCGGGGCCTTCCGGGCCTCGCTGGCCAAGCGCGGCGCCAGTGGCATCAAGATGCTGTTCCAGCACGATCCAGCCGAACCCATCGGCGTCTGGCTGGACATAGCCGAGGACGCCCGCGGGCTGAAGGTCAAGGGCCGCCTGATGCTGGACGTGGCCCGCGCCCGCGAGGTGCTCAGCCTGATGAAGGCCGGCGCGCTGGAAGGGCTAAGTATCGGATTTCGCGCCGAAAAAGCCGCGCGCGATCACCGCTCCGGCGT